GCAACCAACTAAACTTGATTATGCAAGTCCTAATCAGTTTAAATTTAACATAACAAAACTACCTAAAGTAGAGTATTTTTGTACCTCTGTTAATGTGCCTGGTATAACTTTAGGAACAATAAGACAAGAAACACCACTAAAAGACATACCATTACCTGGTGAAAAATTAACCTATGGTAATCTTGTAATGACATTTTTAGTAGATGAAGATTTAGAAAATTTTAGAGAAATACATGGTTGGTTAACAGGTATAGGATTTCCTCAAGATAGAAAACAATTTAGAGATATATTAGGTTCAGGTTCAGATAGATTTCCTACATCATCTGGTTCTAATTTAAAAACTGATCCTGGTAAAACAACTTATAGTGCTGTTGGAACAGGTGCTATATATTCAGACGCAACACTTAATATTTTGACAAGTAAAAATAATGCAAATATAGAAGTTAGGTTTAGTGATGTGTTTCCTATATCATTAACTGGTCTACAATACAATGTAAATGCTACCGATATACAATATCTGGAAGCAACGGTAGAATTTGGTTATAAGATATATGAGTTTGCGACAAAAGGCGCTTCAAGAACAACTACAACTATAACATAGACTTTACTTTTTAGTAAAAATATGATAGGATTATATAATGATACAAGTAATAGATGACTTATTTGACAATGATTTTATAGACAATACTATAGAGTATTTAAAGTCAATTCAATATAAACCAGCAGAAAAAGATAGAGATGATACGCCACCAACTGGCGAAATAACAGAGTTATCTCTTGGTGATATGTTGGTCAGAAAACTTACTCAACCAATAAGGTATTCTTTAGATAAAAAAGGTATGGTTTTAAAAAGAGCCTATGTAAATAAATTTGCACCTGGCGAACAACCATATTGGCACCATGATGAGTTAGATGGTATTACAATATTATATTATGCAAATAATGGTAGTGTAAGAGCAGATGAGTTAGGTTGTACAGAATTTTATCTAAAGGAAGAAAATGAAATAAAAGCAATTAGACCTGTGCCTGGTAGAATAGTGATGTTTGATGGTTATATACAACACAGAGCAACATCAATGAGAACAAGATACAGATATACAATAGCATTAAAGTACGGTAAAAAAACATGACATTAGAAGAAATACAAGAATTAGCAGATAAAGATTTAAAAATAAATGATATGGAATATGATTTAGAATCTATTAAAACACCACAATTACATAATAAGTATATGAAGTTTTTAAATAAATTTAAATTACAATTATCAATAGCAGAAAACGAATTATATAAAATAAAAAGGAGTAAATGGGAATACTATACAGGTAAAGCTGATCCTGAAGTGTATAAAGAAAAACCATTTGACTTAAAAATTTTAAGACAAGATGTTGATAAGTATATTGACTCTGATATAGAATTGCAAAAAGCAAAACAAAAGGTTGATTATTTAAATACGATAGTTGATTACCTAGATAGAACTATTAGACAAATATCTAATAGAACATTTACTATAAAAAACGCAATAGAATGGAAAAAATTTACTAGTGGCGCTATCTAAAAATGACAACCACCCGATATCTCATCATTGACAAGAAGAACGAGGTCTATCTAAAGATAGAAGCAGACGCCGATATTCGTAGAGAATTAAGCGAATACTTTACCTTTGAAGTGCCTGGTTTTAAATTTATGCCACAATTTAGAAATAGAGTGTGGGATGGAAAGATCAGATTGTTCTCATATGCAACTGGTCAGATTTACACCGGTTTGTATCCGTACATACTAAACTGGTGTAAAGAAAACAATATCCAAGTAGTGGATGGTACAAAGATCAAAGATGTAGAATTAGATGAAAAAAAGGTAAATGGTTTTATAAAGGCATTAAAGATACCTATGGAGACCAGAGAGTATCAAAAAGAAGCCTTTACTCATGCATTAACAAAAAATAGATGTTTGTTGTTATCGCCAACTGCCTCTGGTAAGTCTTTAATTATATATTTTCTAGTTAGATTTAATCTATTGAGATTAGATAAGGATAAAAAGATATTAATAATAGTACCTACAACATCATTAGTAGAACAATTAACAAAAGATTTTAAAGACTATGGTTGGAATAGTTTAAAAAATGTTCATAAAATATATCAAGGTCATGATAAAGAAACATCTAAAAGAGTTGTTATATCTACATGGCAATCAATCTACAATCAGCCTAAAAAATACTTTAAACAATTCGGTATGGTTATTGGTGATGAGGCACACTTATTTAAAGCAGTTTCACTTACAAAAATAATGACAAAACTAGAAAATTGTAAGTATAGAATAGGTCTTACAGGTACTTTAGATGGTTCAAAAACACATAAGTTAGTATTAGAGGGTTTATTTGGTGTTGTAAATAAAGTAGTATCTACATCTAAATTACAAGAAGACAAACATTTAGCACAATTAAAGATTATATGTTTAGTGTTAAAACATGACAAACAGGCGATAGAATTTTTAAAAGATAAAACATATCAAGAAGAAATGGACTTTTTGGTAACCAATGAAAAAAGAAACAAGTATATTAGAAATCTTTGTTGTTCATTAAAAGGTAATACGCTATGTTTATTTCAATATGTAGAAAAACATGGTAAAGAATTGCAAAAACTTATTGCAGATAAAACCGAAGATCAACAAGTATTTTATGTACATGGAGGAGTTGACGCAGATGAAAGAGAAAAAGTTAGAGAAATTACAGAGAAGTCTGACAATGCCATTATCGTGGCTTCGTACGGAACCTTCTCGACTGGAATTAATATTAGGAACTTGCATAATGTTATTTTTGCTAGTCCTAGCAAGTCTAGGATAAGAAACTTACAATCAATAGGAAGAGGTTTAAGATTAAAAGATAATAAAGGCAATGCAACTTTATATGATATATCAGATGATTTATCTTATGGCGACAAAGAGAATTACACTTTACAACACTTTAGGGAAAGGATAAATATTTACAATGAAGAAGACTTTCCTTATGAAATCCATAATGTGGAGATTTAAATGGACAAAACACCAATAAACGCAAAACATATCAAAATAATTAAGTTAGTAAATGGTGAAGAATTAATTTGTCATTTGCCTTCAGGTGAGGCACAAACGGAAGAAAAATCGCCGTTATTGAGATTAGATAGACCTTTACAAGTTAGATATGTACCACAGGTGACCAATGTAGGTTTCAGAGATTATATTGCTTTAGTAAAATGGGCACCATATTCAGATGACCGAATCATCACTATACCAAAAGATAAAATAATGACTATAACTAATGCTACTTCCGGCATGTGTAATAGTTATCAAAATATGGCAATAAATTACGGAAAGTTAGACGACCCTAAAAGAAGTGATAAAATTATGGACGCTATGAGAATTACAGAGGATGAAGAAAATATGCTCGAAGAAGACCTTGCTGATTTAAAAAAGATATTTAATGACGCAAGTAAGAAGAGAACAATACACTAGCTTAAGCTTTTGTCTCTTTGAAACAGGACACCTGTATTATACACAGGAAAAAATAAGAGTCAAGTCTCCTTCGATAACAACGGAACATTGACATTTGAGGCAACTTATAGTATATTAACATCATGAGAAAAAACAAAGCTAAAAATCCGCATTATGTAGATAACGCAAAGTTTCTAGAAGCAATGCGTGAATATAAAAAGTCGGTAAACCGAGCAAAGAGGTCTAAAGAAGACAAGCCTCCGGTTACCAACTACATTGGTGAATGTTTTTTAAAGATCGCAAACCATTTATCTTACAGACCGAATTTTATTAATTATACATTTAGAGATGATATGATAGCAGACGGTATAGAGAACTGCTTACAATATCTAGACAATTTTGATCCTGTTAAATCAAAAAATCCTTTTGCTTATTTCACACAAATTATTTACTATGCCTTTATAAGAAGAATACAGAAAGAGAAGAAACAAATAACTATAAAGCATAAGATGATTAGTGAAGCAAATTATGATGATATGACTTTACAGCCAGGTGAGGATAGAGACTTTAAGAATCAATTTACTGAATTTTTACAAAAGAATGTAATACCTAAAGAAGAAGAAAAAAAAGAAAAACCTAAAACCAAAAAAAGAAGAGTGAAAAAAGGCAAACTAGATTACTTTATGGGTGTTAGTAATGGCTGATTATGAAGTAATAGATAATTTTTTACCAGAACAAGAATTTAATCATATTGCTGGTATTATAATGGGCAAACAATTTGCTTGGCATTTTTTGGAAGATGTTGCAGAAAAAAATGTAAAGGTAGACAATGTACCACATTTTTATTTGTATCATATGTTGTTTGAATTTTGGAGACCGGGTAGTAATTTCTTTAGCATAATTGAACCTTTGTTAATGAAACTACAACCAAAAGCATTAATAAGAATAAAATGTAATCTTTATCAAGCTACACCTGAAATAATAAAACATGGTGAACATGCCGATTTTGATTGGAAACATAAAGGAGCCTTATATTCATTAAATACTTGTAATGGTGCTACTATATTAGAAGATGGCACAAAAATTAATAGTGTAGCAAATAGAATGTTATTATTTGATTCTAGTAGACCTCATAATAGCACCACATGTACAGATCAACCAGCAAGATTTAATATTAATATAAATTATTTTTAATGAAAATAGCATTACTTAACGACACCCATTTTGGTTGTCGAAACGACTCACCTGCTTTTATGAAATATCAAAACAGGTTTTATGAAGAGTTATTTTTTCCATATCTAATAGAAAACAATATTAAAACACTTATTCATTTAGGTGATGTTGTTGATAGAAGAAAATTTATTAATCATAATACAGCACATAATTTTAAACACAAATTCTGGAATAAATTAGATGAATTAAATATTGATACTCATGTTTTATTAGGTAACCACGATACTTATTATAAGAATACAAACGAAATTAATGCTATGGATAACTTATCATTATCTAAAGATATTAATTTATATCGGAAACCGGCGACAATTAATTTTGATGGTTTAGATATATTATTCATACCATGGATTGCAGATGATATTATGGAAGAATCTTTGCATACTATTGATAGCTCTCAAGCAGAGTTTGTTATGGGTCATCTAGAAATTAAAGGTTTTGAAATGCATAAAGGATATTTTAATGAACATGGCTTAGAAAAAAATATATTTCATAGATTTGAAAAAGTTATATCTGGCCATTTTCATAAAAAGTCAGATGATGGACAAATATTCTATCTTGGTGCTCAATATGAAATGACATGGTCAGACTATATGTGTCCTAAAGGATTTCATATATTTGATACAGATACAAGAGAACTAACTAGAATACCAAACCCTTTAAGAATACATAAAAAAATTATATATGATGATGAAAAAGAAAACTATAATCAAAAAAATATAGAGGATTATCAAGATTGTTTTGTTAAACTTTATATATCTAAAAAATCAGATGAAGATATGTACAATGCATTTATAAACAGATTGCATACAGAAATAAATGTACATGAACTTAATATAATAGAAGACACCTTTGATATTCAATCGTCTGTACCAGAAAATATATTAGAACAAGGAGAAGACACCTTAACATTTTTAGGTAATTATATAGATTCTGTAGATACAAAACTAGATAAACAAAAACTTAAAAAGTTTGCTGAAGGATTATATACAGAAGCTAATGAACAATGATAAGATTTAAGAAGATAACATACAAGAACTTTTTATCTACTGGTAATACACCAATAGAAATTAAATTAGACTATACACCAGCTACATTAATAGTAGGTAAAAATGGTAGTGGTAAATCAACCTTATTAGACGCATTGTGTTTTGTATTATTCAATAAACCATTTAGACTTGTAAAGAAAGAACAAATGGTTAATAGTATAAATGGTGGTGATTGTATAGTTACCATAGATTTTGAAGTTGGCACAAAACAATACAAGATTATAAGAGGCATAAAACCAAATATCTTTGAAATATATTGTAATGGTGAATTGGTAAATCAAAATGCTAACACATTAGATTATCAAAAGTATCTAGAAAAAAATATAATGAAACTTAATTACAGATCATTTATTCAGGTTGTAATGTTAGGTTCTTCATCATACGAGCCGTTTATGAAGATGAAACCAAGATATAGAAGAGAAGTTGTTGAAGAGATACTTGATATTAGAGTTTTTGGCCTTATGGACTTAATTTTGCGATCTCAACAGAGCGATCTTCAAAAAAAGTTAACGGAGGTGAGGCACCAATGTGAACTAATAG